GCCGATGCGCATGCCGCGATGCTGTCCAAGGCTGAACTCGAACTGGACGCCGCCCGTAGCCGGCTCGAGCGCGCACAGGACGACCACGGCCGAATCAAGGGCATGAAACCACCGGCTGATGCGGAGGCCCAGCCATGAAAGAACGACCGATCCTGTTCAGCGGCCCGATGGTGCGGGCCATCCTCGACGGCAGCAAGACTCAGACGCGACGGACTTTCAAGGGCACCACCGAACACAAAGGCCCGTACAACCCGGCCTACATGGAGGCCCATCAACAGGCAAACGGATGGGGGAGCATCTGCCCCCACGGCACCCCCGGCGACCGGCTGTGGGTGCGAGAAACGTGGGCCGTTCAGCATGGCTTTGATGCCTGGACTCCTAGGCATATTCCAAGGGGAGCACGCATTTATTACTCCGCAACCGCCGATCTTAAAGGCCCTTGCGGTGTAGGAGGCCTTCGTTGCCGCCCGTCGATCTTCATGCCCCGCTGGGCCAGCCGCATCCTGCTGGAGATCACCGACGTTCGCGTGCAGCGGCTGCAGGAGATCAGCGAAGGGGATGCACGGGCGGAGGGTGTCAGCGACGGCGGCTGCCTGAGCTGCGGCAACCCTGAGCCCTGCGGCTGCGGCAACCCTCAACCAGACGCGAGGGACGGCTTCGCGTGGCTGTGGCAATCCATCAACGGCCCCGGCTCATGGCACGCCAACCCATGGGTCTGGGCGATCACCTTTCAGAGGCTGGAACCATGACCCTCTGCATCCTCGCCGGCATGGTCGAGATCATCGCCGTGCTGGTCATCGTCGGCACCGCCACCCTGGCCACGTCGCTGTGGTGGGCGCTGTGTGAGCGGTTGGTGGGGGAGGGGATTGATGCCTGACAACACCCTGCTAGGCCGCTGCACCGTGGCCTATGAAGAGGCCTTTAACGATGCACTGCAGGCCTGGCCCGACGCCTCAGCCCGCCGCCGTGGCGTGGCTGCCGTAATCGAGCATCTGGCCGCTGAGCTGCTGGTGATGCACCAGCGCAATGAGGGCCGGCTGTCGGCGCACGACGCAGCGCGGATGCTGCTGGAGGATCTGCGATGACCACCTACGCTGAGTTCCTAGACCGCAAGCTCCACACCGGCGCTGACCACGGCTTCGATCCAGTGTTCATGCCGCCGCAGCTGTTCGACTTCCAGCAAGCCCTAGTCGAGTGGGCTGTCCGCAAGGGCCGCGCCGCAATCTTTGCTGACTGTGGTCTGGGCAAAACCGCCATGCAGCTCACATGGGCTGAAAACGTGGCGCGTCACACCGGCCGCCCGGTGCTGATCCTGACCCCGCTGGCCGTCGCCGCGCAGACCATCCGCGAGGGTGAGAAGTTCGGCATTGAGGCTCACCGCTCCAGCGATGGCAGCGTGATGGGGCGGATCGTGATCACGAACTATGACAGGCTCCACCTGTTTGATCCTGCTGATTTCGGTGCGGTTGTCTGCGACGAATCCAGCATCCTCAAGTCGTTTGACGGGGCACGCCGTAACGAGATCACCGACTTCATGCGCAAGGTGCCCTACCGGCTGCTGGCCACCGCCACCGCCGCGCCCAATGACTTCATTGAGCTGGGCACCAGCTCCGAGGCCCTCGGCTACATGGGCCACATGGACATGCTGGCGCGGTTCTTCAAGAACGACCAGAACAACCTGACTAGCCGGCGGATGTACGGAGAGGCTCCTAAATGGCGCTTTAAGGGGCACGCTGAGCAGCCGTTCTGGAGATGGGTCACCAGCTGGGCCAGGGCCTGTCGCAAGCCCTCAGACCTTGGCTTTGACGATGGCCGCTTCATCCTGCCGCCACTGAATGAGATCGATCACCTGATCGAAACCAGCACGGTGCCGGAGGGGATGCTGTTTGCCATGCCTGCCACCGACCTACGGGAGCAGCGGGCAGAGAAGAAGCGCACCGTTCAGGAGCGCTGCGAACAGGTCGCGGCCATGGTCGCCACTACGGGCAAACCCGCTCTGGTGTGGTGCCACCTGAACGAGGAGGGGAACCTGTTGCAGCAGCTAGTCCCCGATTCAATTCAGGTCTCTGGATCTGATCGGGATGACGTGAAGGAGTCAAGGCTGGTGGACTTTGCGGAAGGTCGCGCCAGGGTGCTGATCACTAAGCCCAAGATCGGCGCATGGGGCCTTAACTTCCAGCACTGCAACCACATCACGTATTTCCCATCTCACAGCTTTGAGCAGTACTACCAGTCGGTCCGCCGATGCTGGCGGTTCGGCCAAAAGCATGCCGTCAAGGTTGACATCATCCTGACGGAAGGGGAGCGGCGAATCATGGAAAACCTCAGCCGCAAACGGCAACAGGCTGAGCAGATGTTTTCCAATCTGGTGACAGAGATGAACCACTCCATCGCCATCAGCAAGCCCACCTACAACACCACCACTATCACCCTGCCGCCATGGCTGTAATCACTGACCGTTACGCGATCTATCACGGCGACTGCATCGAAGTGATGCAGGGACTGCCGAGCGAGTCCGTTCACTTTTCGATCTATTCCCCACCGTTCGCCGGCCTGTACGTCTACAGCTCAAACGAGCGGGACATCAGCAACAACAACGACTATGATCAGTTCTTGCTTCACTACGGCTATGTGGTTTCACAACTGCATCGCCTGACACTGCCTGGCAGGTTGACCGCTGTTCACTGCTGCGACATTCCAACCGGCAACAGTGGACAGGATGCGCTGTTTGATCTGCCGGGCGCGATTGTGCGTTTGCATGAGCAGCACGGATGGCACTACGTGGCCCGCCACACCATCTGGAAAGAACCGCTATGGGTGCGCAATCGCACGATGGTGAAGAACCTGGCACATAAGACGATTGTGGATGATGCAGCTTTTGCTGGTGTTGCATCCGCTGATTATCTGTTGATCTTCCGCCGCAGCGGAGAGAACAAGATCCCCATCGCCAATCCGACCGGGCTTGACCATTACGCTGGAGAGTGTCCCATTCCGCAGGAGCTGCACCGCTATAAAGGCTGGAAAGGTAAGCAAACCGAAAACCGTTTCAGCCACTGGATCTGGCGTCGGTATGCCTCATCTATCTGGGATGACATCAACATGGGCCGGGTTCTGCCGTTCCGTGATGGCAAGGATCCTGACGATGAAAAGCACGTTCACCCGCTGCAACTGGATGTGATCGATCGTGCTATCTGCCTGCGGTCAAACCCCGGCGAGACAGTGTTAACTCCATTTATGGGTGTGGGCAGTGAGGTCTACGGGTCGGTGTCGCTAGGCCGCCGTGGTATCGGAATCGAGCTGAAGGAGTCTTACTTCAACCAAGCAATCAAGAACATGGAGATCGCCGTGGAGGACACCCGCGACCCTGACCAGGGCAGTCTGATCAACCTCGATGAGATGGAGACCGCCTAATGGAAACCCGCCGCCTAACCATCTGCCTCACCCTCCCTGAGGTTGAGGCCCTCCGCCGCCAGCTCCGGCCTGGCGAGGGGATGAACGATCTGCTGCGGCGGATCGTAAACGACCGGATCCACAACCCCCCCCGCCGGTGGGGGGCGGCGCCCCCCCCCCCCGGCCGGCCGTGGCCCGCATTGCCACCGCGCCTGTCACCAGCGATCAGGCCCGGCGCCCACCAACACCATCCACCCGGCTATCCCTGGCCGCCTGCCCCATGCCGGCGCGGTGCTTCACTCCATGCGAGACGTGCACCAACGTCGCCCGCAGCGTCGCCGGTGAGCTGGGGCAGGCGGCCAGGGAGCGCCACGGTGGGTCCAGTTCGGTGGCGGACTGGATGGATGGGATGCGGCCATGATGGTCAACATCGACAGCGACAGCGTTATCACACTCATCGCCATGGTGATCATCGTGGCGGTTTATCTTCGGAGGTCTTCACGATGACTACACGAACTGATTGGCGCCGGACATGCGCCGAGCTAATTGAAGATGTCTGTTACTTGATTGACTGCGTTGATCATGACTGCTGCGATCCCGTCGCCCTGATGGAGTGCCGCGAGCACCTATCCCAAACCCGCACCGCCCTATCCCAGCCCGAGCCTGAGGCGGTGGGGCCAACCATCAAAGAGGTCAGCGACTGGGTAGCCAGGCAAGACGATGATTGGACACGTAGGGTCAAACACCACGATGCGATTGCCGTCGCCTTGGCAGCGATTCACGACTTTACGCACAACGCCCTACCGGTGCCCGGTGCGGAGGTGCCGCCCATGCCAGTGCCTGGTGATGCGGAGGGGTTGGCCGAAGTGTTCTGGGGCCGCTACGCCCAGCCCGAGCCGGAGGGTCCGACTGATCAGGACTTGGACGACTTAGCCAATGAGATGTTGGACTGGAACCGCGAAGGCTGGCGCGCTTATGCCCGAGCCGCTATTGCTGCAGATCGTGCCCGCTGGGGCTACCCCGCCACCAAGCCGGTGCCCGTCGCTGAGCGGCCCTGGGAGCGCGAGAAAGGGTGGCGTGATCCTGATGGCGAATGCTGGTGGTGCCCACCAGACGGCCCGCCCTACTGGCAGATGGCCAACCCAGCAATGGTCTACGGCGGCTGGCTGCTCCCCCCCCACGCCCTGCCACTACCCACCCCAACGCCATGACTCGCTGCATCGTCATTGGGTGGGACGCCCACCACAACT